TTACGACAAGACTGCCGAAAGCTTCCTGGGCTTCATCGACATCACATCGATCCGCCTGTGGCTCCGCCATTTGTCAACATGACCTAGGTAACCAGCAAAGAGCGCAGGTTGCTCGCCCTTGTAAAGTGAAGTCTTGCCGACAAGTTCTGGGCTATTCGTGCGGTTAAACAGGACATCTCCAGGCTTGAGCGAATACTGTTCGATTTCGTCCGGGTCAGATGAATAGGCGAGGTTTCCCCAATCAATGCGCCCGCGCTGGAGATTGCCCATACGGATAACGGGAACTTCACCTGTATCGCTGGATTTCGCGGCTGTTCCATATTCAGGTCCTGATGAGCACCAGCCGAGATGTGCCCACAGCCATCCGAAGGGCGGTTCAGGCAATGCTATCTGAAGATCCTGCAGGTCGTCGGGGAAGTCGCTGGGCCTTTTGGGTCTCGTGGGCTTTTTGCCTTTCTCGCCATCGGACCGCCAAGTGGTGATTGCGTCTTGCCAAGTTTCGAGGGCGTCCTTGTAGTGGGCGTCACGTTCGGCTTGGATGCGGGCGAGGAGTGCTTTGGGCGCTTCAAGCTTGTCGGCGTTCCGCGCGCGCCAGTCAGCGGTAAGGCGTCCCTCAAAGGCGGACTTCAGCAACGACTGGCGATAGAGGCTCAGTGTGGCTCGGGCCGTTTGCAGGCTCTCGACCCCCTTGTCGATCTCGTCGAACAGTGCCTCGATCTTCTGCACGATGCGGCGTTGTTCATTGGTAGGGGCGATTGGAGCAGGAAGCACACCAAATGCCGCACCAGAAAGCTCTTTGAACGTTGTGCCAGTGGCGCGTTGCTCGGCCATCTGTTTTGAGGCCTTGAAGTAATGATAGAGGTATTCATTCAATATGCCGGTGTACGGCACCACAGATTTGAATCCCTGGTTGGTCGCCGCAGGCACAGCATTGATGGCGACGTATCCGACTGGAGCGCGGGATGAAAACATCACGCTTCCAGCGGGCATGAGCCGTGCAGATGAGTTCGCAAGCCCATCTTCAGTTAGCGTCTTTGCACCGCGTGCAATGAATTTCTGTTTATAGCCAGTAAGATCAGAAGGTGCGAACCAGATGACGTCGCCGTCCCAATACTCGCGTTGCTTCGTTGATGGAGTTGCGCCGGAAACGACGTCCCCAAGCTCCTTGATGACTGTCCATTCCCATGACGAAGGGACTTCCCACAGAATTTCCGTCATGCCGAGAGCGCCTCATTCATCTCGGTCATGACCCCGTCCATACCGTTCCCAAAGAGCGCATACATCTGCCCCATCCCACCCTTGCCGTCAAATGGGGCCGTTTCCAGGTCGTCGCGCTCGATGGTGAAGGAGGTGGCGAGGTGGTCGCGGATCATGCGCAGCCAATCCATCTGTTCCTCTGTAAACTTCGCACCCGCGCCCGAGTGACGGTTCAGCACCCAGTTCTGGAAGTTGCGCCGCACCCGCTCGGAATGGCGCGTCAGGGTCTGGTCGAGCCCGGTGACACGGCGGATGAGTGCCACAAGGGCAGTCAGATCGCTGGCCGGATTGCTGCCTTTGTAATCATCCAGATGCGCATAGGCACGCCAGACGGTGAGTGGGGCGAGGCGCGGGCGGTCATCGGTCAGCTTTTTCAGCACGTCCTTGACCATTGCATAAGTGACATGGCTCCGACGGGCGGGGGTGTTGAAGTAGATTGACAGTGCCTCGATTCGATCGCGGTTCTCGGTCAGGAACTCCTCGAACTCCTGTGCGATCTTTTTTGCGTTCTCGGCCACATCGCCAGCCCATTCGGCCCGGAGAAGCTTATCCAGATTGTCATGGTCGATGGTCTGTTCGTTGTCGCGGCGGATCGTGTCCATCAGGTTGATGAGCGGGCCAGTGAAGACATTGGCGGCCTGTTTGATCCGCTGCTCGCGCGCGGCCAGCATGGCGGCATCGTCCGGCTCGGCGTGGCCCGCTGCCTTGGCGTCGGCCTCCACCTTGTCGGGATCGATGGCATCGAAAAGGTCGCGCACGATAGCGGTAAGGGATGTCCCGGCTTCAGTCGCGATCTTCTCTCGATCCTCAGATCCCAGCTTGTTGTCGAGCCGCGAGAGGCGGGCAGCAAGAGAACTGACGGTTTCCTCGGACCGGTCGCCCAACATCAGCCCCATGGCGAGATCCTTGAAGGGGATCGAGGGCTTGGTGTCGAGCGGCTGGCTGGCCGTCTTGAGCGACTTGGTGACGCCGACGGCATCGACGATGACGTAATGGGTCTTGGCCTGGGCGGAAGGCGAGACCTTTTTCAGGTCGTCGGGTTTCAGGACGCGGGTGCCGCGCCCCTTCATCTGTTCGAAGTAGTTCTTCGACTTCACATCGCGCATGAAGATCAGGCATTCGAGCGGTTTGACGTCAGTGCCGGTGGCGATCATGTCCACGGTGACAGCGACGCGCGGATAGTAGTCGTTGCGGAAGGCCGACAGCGAGGATTTTGGGTTCTTCGCGCCGTTGGTGATCTTGCGGCAGAAGTCGTTTCCCTCGCCAAACTCCTGCCGGACGGTTTGGATAATGTCGTCGGCGTGGCTGTCGGTCTTGGCGAAGATTAGGGTTTTCGGTAATTCCTTGCGGCCGGGGAAGATCTCGGGCCACTTGTCGTGGAAGGTGCGGATCACCGTGCGGATCTGGTCGGGGTTGACGACGGAACGGTCAAGCTGAGTGGCGGCGTATGCCTGTTCCTCGTCCTGCGTCTCCCACCTGCGCGTGCGGGTCTCACGTTCGCGTTTCTCGACCAGTTGCTCGGCCTTTATCGTTTCACCGCCCTGCGTGATCTCGGTTTCGATCAGGTAGATTTCGTTGCCGACGTTGACCTTGTCGGCGACAGCCTTCTCGTGGGTGTATTCGCTGACGACGTTCTTTTGGAAAAAGCCGTAGGTGCGGTTGTCGGGCGTTGCCGTCAGGCCGATCAAGTAGGCGTCGAAATACTCGATGACCTGGCGCCAGAGGTTGTAGATCGAGCGGTGGCATTCGTCGATGATGACGACGTCGAAGTATTCCGGCGGCAACTTGGCGTTGTAGACGACCGGAAGCGGTTCCTTGCGGCGCCATTTCTGCTCGGCCGGGTTTTCATCTTCGGCACCTTCGTTGAGCTCCTCGCCCTTGAGCGTCGCATAAATGCGCTGGATCGTCGAGATGACGACCTGACTGTCATTCGCAATGGAGGGCGAGGTAAGGCGCTGGACGTTGTAAAGTTCGGTGAACTTGCGGTTGTCATCGTTGGGGATGAAGGCCATGAATTCCTGTTCGGCCTGCTCGCCGAGGTTCTTGGTGTCGACGAGGAACAGGATGCGGTGCGCGCCCGCGTGTTTGAGCAGGCGGTAGACTTGCGTGATCGCCGTGAAGGTCTTGCCCGATCCGGTTGCCATCTGGACGAGCGCGCGGGGCTTGTCGGCCTTGAGCGATGTCTCGAGGTTCGTGATCGCCTTGATCTGGCAGTCGCGCAGGCCATGCAGATTGAGATGGGGCAGCACTGCGATTCCCGCTCGCAGGCTCTGCGGTGCTTGTGCCCAAGCTTTTAGGGCTTCAGGGCGGTGGAACGTGAAGACCTCGCGCGATCGCGGATTTGGATCGCGAGCGTTGGTGAAACGTGTGACCATGCCGGTGCTTTCGTAAAGAAACGGCAACGGCTCAGCATTGGTGACCCATTTCAGCTTGGCGTTGGCGTATCCCTCAGACTGTTCCTCGACGGACGTCAGGCGGAGGCCCCAGTTGTCAGGTTTCGCCTCGACAACGCCGACAGCCTGCCTATCAACGAATAGGACATAGTCTGCGGGCCCGATGTCCGTCTGATATTCACGGACGGCCACACCCAAGCTAGCGTTGAAATCAAGGTCATTCTTGTCCTGAACATGCCAACCGGACGCCCGCAGGCGTTCATCGATCCGGTCCCGAGCGAACTGCTCAGGTGTTTGGTTGACATCAGGTGGCACCCATAAGGCCCGAAATTGTTTTTCTTTTTATAGCTATGCAGATCAGGCATCAGGAGCGCAATCGTTGATCACTTGGACCGCTGAAGAGTCGGCGCCTGGTTGAGCCGCCCTGGTTGATACTGCCACAGGCCCGGAAACGGTTGCAGCACCCGCGCCAATGTCACCTCAGGAGCCTGCTTCCCGTCGAGGATCGCCTCGACGATATCCGGCGCAAGCAGGGTAAGGCGCAGGACGCGGGTCACGTAGGAAGGTGCGATCCTCTCGCGGTCGGCAAGTTCGGCTATGGTGGCGAACTCACCCGAATCCAGCATTCGCTTCCACCGGAACGCCCGAGCCACTGCCTTTACGATCGTCGCATCAAGATTGCGCTGGACAGGCCTTTCAGAAGGCAAGACCATCTCCTTGCGCCCACCACGCCTCACGATACTGAATGGAACGTGTACAGTGACCGTTCCCTGTATCTGTCCTGCATAGGTCATGCTGCTCGTCCCACGTTCACTTGCATTTCAAGGGCCAACCCGGTCAGTCCGTCCATTCGCATCTGTAGGTTCAACCCTTCGGTGTTAATGTCGACCCGTTCAACCAGCAGCGCCACGATGCGTGCCTGCTCTGCGGGGAACAATTCGTCCCACAACGGATCAAGGCGGGTCAGCCCCTCTCGGGCGTCGGCCCCGGCGATGTCGCCGTCTCGAGCACGTGCTGCCTTCCAAGTTCCTGCCACGATTTCGGGTTGGCGGAACACGGCGCGCAACTGGTCGATGACGGCAGCTTCAATTTCACCCGCAGGTACTCGGCCCACGGGGCACGACCCCGCACCATGTTTCAGCACCGTCTGGCTGACGTAGTAGCGGTACAGCCGCCCGCCCTTTCGGGTGTGGGTTGGCGAAAACGCAGCGCCATCGGGGCCGTAGAGCAAACCCCGCAGCAGCGCGGGCGTGTCGGCGCGGGTGCGGGCGGCGCGCTTTCTCGGGCTCTCGGTCAGGATGGCATGGGCACCATCCCAAAGTTCGCGGTCAATGATCGCCGCATGCTCGCCGGGGTAGCTGGTCCCTTTGTGAACGGCCTCGCCGATGTAGACCCGGTTGTTCAGCATCCGGTAGATGAACTTCTTGTCGATGCGGTGGCCCCGGCTGGTGGTGACGCCCCGTTCGGCCAGTTCGCGCGCCAGCACCGTGCCCGATCCGATTTCGATGAACCGAGCGAAGACCCAGCGAACATGGGCGGCATCGCCGGGGTTTTCGATCAGTTTCCGGTCCTTGACCTCATAGCCCAACGGAGGACAGCCACCCATCCACATGCCTTTCATCCGGCTGGCACGGACCTTGTCGCGAATGCGTTCGGCCGTCACCTCGCGTTCGAACTGGGCGAAGGACAGCAGGATGTTCAGCGTCAGCCGCCCCATGGAAGTGGTGGTGTTGAACGACTGCGTCACCGAGACGAAGGTCACGCCGTTCCGGTCGAAAACCTCGACCAGCTTGGAAAAATCCATCAGCGAGCGGGACAGGCGGTCAATCTTGTAGACGACCACCACGTCAACCAGCCCATCCTCGATGTCGGCCAGCAGCCGCTTCAGGCCGGGGCGTTCCAGAGTGCCGCCCGAGATGCCGCCGTCATCATACTGGTCACGAACCAGCACCCAGCCTTCCGACCGCTGACTGGCGATATAGGCTTCGCAGGCCTCGCGCTGCGCGTGCAGACTGTTGAACTCCTGCTCAAGCCCTTCCTCGGAGGATTTGCGGGTATATACCGCGCAGCGCAGCTTGCGGACGACAGGTTTGTTCATGCCGTCCTCCGATGGTTTTTCAGCCCGAAAAAGACCCAGCCGTTCCAGCGCGTGCCGGTGATGGCGCGGGCGATGGCCGACAGCGACTGGTACGGTCGCCCCTGCCATTCGAACCCGTCGTGAGTAACGGTGACGATCTGCTCAACACCCTGCCATTCGCGGATCAGGCGCGTTCCCGCGATGGGCTTCAGATCAGCCCGGATGCGGCGCGTGGTGATATTGCCGCCGTCAAGCTGTTCGCCCAAGGCTTCCAGCCGATTGATCGTTTCGGGTTTCAGCCCGCCATAGGCCAGTTCCTGGATACGATAGGCCAAGCGGCTTTCGAGGTAACGGCGGTTGAACGGCGGCGGTTCGGTCTCGAAAAGGTCGCGCCATTGTGCCTTCAAGTCTGGCGTTGGCGTTGTCTTGAGCGCGGCCAAGCGCGCGGGGATGGGATCGGGTTTGGTCATGCAACTCTCCGGTGGGTTGGAGTTGCATGAAGGCATTGGTCGGGCGGACAGTGTAGGCAACTTTCTCCAGTCTGATCAGAGACTTCGCCCCGTTCAAGCATCCGCAGCCGGATCAGGCCAAGCGCCAGCAATCCGCACAGTTCGGCGCGGCGCTGAGCGGGGGTCATCTGATCAGGTGGCAGGGTGTTGGAGCGCTTCATCAGGATTGTCATGCATGATTGGTTGGATAGGAAAACGCTATGCGGTTTCCTGAAAATCACAATGAAAAACAGTGGCTTATCTGGGTTACGCGCAATCATTCGAAATGGTGCAAAGTTGCCATAGGCCCCGAGATCGCCTTTGGCGTGCATGATTTGACCTTAACAACGCTCATAAAGCGAATCATGATCCGTTGAAGGCGAGCGGTACGACGGGGTACTCTATGTTACGTGGCCGTCGATTGGCGGAAAATGGCGTTTCGTTGGTGGAGCTGAATGATGGTTGAAAGTTGAAACGATGGGCCATCAGCGACTTGGAAAATTGCCTGCCTATCGTCTCTTGCCTGAGATCATTCGGTATTTGGTGGATGGGGGCACACCAACAGAAGAAATTGCCGAACAAATCACCAAATTCGGACAAGAAGCCCTAAGTTTCGCTCTAAAGGACGATGTATTCATAGAAGCTCTTTGGCTTCTGATCCGTTTGCCCCAGGCCGCAGCTTGCAAAGATCCTGTGGTGGCGCTCGCCGAGTTGGGTATTAAGGGTTCCCAGTTATCTTCGATTGCCGAAATTCTCTTCCAATACGATCAGACAGTCGAGCGGACACAGCGCCGAATTCACCAAGGGACCACTGACCTCGGCGAGATCGCGCGCCGATCCGGACTGTCAGCCCTGGCCGAAGGGCTTCAATCGAACTTGCCATCCCTTTGGAGTCCTGGGCCAGCGGATGTGCAGGCGGCTCTCAAAGGACTGAATGGAACAGAGAAGTTCGCCGGGCTGGCACATGCCTTCTATGCTGGATTCGTCGACCGTGTAATCCGCTACTATGTCGACCGAAATCTGCACCGCATGGTGGGTCCCGACCGAGTCGCCCGGTCGATCCATGATCTTGAGACATTCAACGGCGCAATTCGGCGCCACTGCAATGAGTCAGCCTTGATCATGCGGACCTTTACAAGGGATTGGCTGGGCAAGAATCATTACAGGGACGGGAAGACCATATCTCCCTCAGATGTGCGTGCCTTTTCCTCGCATGCCGCGGAGAAAATCCGAAACGAACTTGCAATTCGAAAAGGCAAGCCATGAAACAGCACATCATCGAATGCGGGGTGGATGCGCCATCGTCAGAAGGCGCGATTGCCATGAACGTTCACGGCCCTTCAAAGAATGTGAACCTTCGCATCGACTACATCAGTCGGACGATGCTTGCCAATCTTCCCGATCTGCTGATCGATTTGCTCGAAATCGCTGCCTATGTTTATTGCGCCGATCAGAGATTGGACCGAGGAACTGATAAACTTTCGAACTTCGGTGAAAACTGGCGACGCAGCCTGACTTTCTCCATCCCGGTGCGCCAGTTGCAGGTCTGGCAAGACAGCGAGGTCCGGGACGCACTCATCGAAACGTTGGGCTTCCTGTCTGACGACACCTATTCGTTCAATTTCTGGCAGGCCACGGCTCCGGTCCAGGCCAAGGAGTTGTATTTCCACGATCTCATAGACCCAGAGGACGAGCACGACGGCGTCGCCCTGTTTTCGGGCGGGGTGGATTCCTTCGCAGGAGCGGTCACCGACTTGGTCGCCAATGGTCGGTCGCTCACCCTCGTCGGACATTTTTCATCGACCAAGGTCCGGAATGTCCAAGACCACCTGATTGCCGAGCTGAAGCGAAGGGGTCACGAAAAGCGTCTGTCGTTCATTCCGGTCTCAGTCAGCAACGAAAATGTCACGGCGCGGGAATACACGCAGCGGACGCGTTCGTTCCTTTTCGCCTGCCTTGGTCTGGTTGTCGCCAAGATGTCCGGAAAGGACACATTCAGTTTCTATGAGAACGGCGTGGTCAGCATCAATCTCCCGCTGGCCGGGGACGTGATCGGCGGCCGGGCGACAAGGACCACCCATCCGAAGGTGCTCCGCGGGCTGGAAGAGCTGTTCTCGCTCCTGCTGAGCCGCGAGATCCGGATTCAAACACCTCTTCAATGGATGACCAAGAAAGAAGTGACCCAATTGATCGATGCAGGGGGGATGGTCGATCTGTTGAGCAAGACAGCCAGCTGCACTCGGCCGCGAACATGGAACCGGAAGCAGAAGCATTGTGGGCTTTGTTCGCAGTGCATCGACCGCCGCTTCGGCATCCTAGCGGCTGGGCTTGGGGCATACGAGGCTCCAGACCTTTACATGAACGACCTGCTTCTTGCGAACCGCGATGATGGCGACGAACTGCGGATGGCGCTGGCCTATGTAACGCTGTTCAAGAAGGTAGGAGCGACGCCGAAGGAACGATTCCTCGTCGACTTTCCTGAGATCGTATCTGCAGTCGGCCATTTTCCAGACCTGTCGACGTCAGTAGCGGGCGATCGGCTATATGACCTTTTTCAGCGGCACGCCTCGGCAGTCGAAGACGTGATTTCTTCGGCAGTAAGGGAGCACAGCACAGCCCTCTACCGGAACGAAATTGCACCGGCGTCGCTTCTAGCCGCTTGTTACAGCACGAAGGTCGTCGAACTGGCTCCGCCTTCAAACTATGATGCGGAGGCGAAGGCATTCATGGATCGGCTTTCGACGCCGAGCCTGGAGTTCGCAATCGAACAGGACCAAAAACGCGTCCATTTCCGTGGCGGGCTAGCGATTGATGGGACCAATTACAAATTGGTCGGCGCTCTGATCGATTCCTTCAGGGTGGCAAAGGGAAACCGGTCTGAAGTACCGTACTTGCCAGCGCCGGATCTGGCGAGGGCGCTGAATATTTCTGAGCAGGCAATGCGCACACAGATCACGCGCCTGCGCAACGCGATCGAGCCGTTGGCGGTGTCGATGGGCATTCCGATGGGGCAGGACACGTTCATCGAAAACAAAGAGCGGTCCGGGTACCGAATCAATCCCAGCTGCCGCGAGATTTCGGTCGCTGACATTCTGGATCAGACGCCTCAGTAAGGCCGCGCCGAAGGGCGGTTGTCACAACCGGCCGAGCCCAATGTCACGTCTCCCTTCGTTCGGCCCCGGTTTTCCGGGGCTTCTTCTTGGCTGGATGTAACAAGAAAATCCAAGCCTGATTATATCAAGCCAAGCGCAACCCGTTGAAAATGCTCGTATGTCCAAGTGCCTCGGCGCTGCTGGACATACCCGGAGGCAATTCAACGGAGACCAGTATGTCACTCAGGCATCTGAACCAGATCAATCTCGCCGATCGCTGGAACATTTCGCACCGCACCCTCGAACGGTGGCGCTGGACCGGTGAAGGTCCGCGGTTCGTCAAACTGGGCGGCCGGGTCGTTTACCGACTCGAAGACGTCGAAGCGTTCGAACGCGATCAAGTGCGGGAAAGCACCGCCACCAAGCCCGAACTGAAGCTGGCGTGATGGGGGCGGACATGAATATCCCGAACCGCTTGAGCGCTTCTGATCTGCGCGGCATGCAGATCGGCGCGATCGCAGCTCTGTCGGGCGAAGAACTCGCCCCGCTTCGTTTGGAAGCCGAGGAGCAACTGCGCAACGCCAAGACCCTCTGCGACTGGATCGATGGGGCTATCGCTCTGAAGTACGGTGATCGGGCACAGGATGCCCGCATTGCCGATGGCAAAGACACCGGCACGATCCGCTTCGCCGATGGCGCAGTGACCGTGGTCGCTGAATTGCCCAAGCGGGTCGATTGGGACCAGGCGAAGCTCGCGTCCCTCGTCGAGCGCATCAAGGCGGATGGCGAGAACCCCACCGAGTACGTCGACATCTCCTTCGATGTTGCTGAGCGCAAGTACTCCGCCTGGCCCGAGCATATCCGCATGGCGTTCGAGGGCGCGCGCACAGTGCGGACCGGCAAGCAGCGCTTCCGCTTTTCCCTGAACGACGAGGTGACGAAATGATCGGCCAGAGCAAACTGGGCCAGCTGCGCGCGCGCCATTATGGCCTCGAGAAGCTGCCGGAAACTGTCCGGATCCCCGCGTTGGGCAACCGCCGCGAGGAGACGGTCAAGCCGATCGAAACCGCGACTGTGGACGATCTGGCCTTCGCGCTCATTGCATTGAACGAACGGTCCTCGGTCCTCTACCGCGAGATCGATGCTTTGCGAACCTTGCAGGACGAAGCGCGCAAAGTCGGCGCTCGGGGCGCAGACATCGCTGGCGATGCGTTGATCGCAGCGAAAGGGGGCAAGTGATGGCCCTCCCGATCATCAGCGCCGATGAACGGCTGGCACAGCGCAAGGGCATCAAGGGCTGCATCTTCGGCCGGTCTGGCATCGGCAAGACCAGCCTCCTGTGGACGCTGAATGCCCCGACCACCTTGTTCATGGATCTCGAAGCCGGGGATCTGGCGGTCGAGGGCTGGGATGGCGACACGCTGCGGCCCCGCACATGGAAGGAATGCCGCGATTTCGCGGTGTTCATCGGCGGGCCGAACCCGGCGCTGCGCGAGGACCAGCCCTACAGCCAGGCACATTTCGACGAGGTCTGCGGCCGGTTCGGCGATCCGGCCGTGGTGGATCGCTACGAGACGATCTTCATCGACAGCATCACCGTGGCGGGGCGGCTCTGTTTTCAGTGGTGCCGGGGTCAGTCCGAGGCATTCTCGGACAAAACCGGCAAACCGGACATCCGGGGTGCCTACGGGTTGCACGGCCGCGAGATGATCGGGTGGTTGACCCATCTGCAGCATGCACGCGGCAAGCATGTCTGGTTCGTGGGCATCCTCGACGAGAAGCTGGACGACTTCAATCGCAAGGTCTTCCAGCCGCAGATCGATGGCAGCAAGACAGGCTTGGAGCTGCCGGGGATCGTCGATCAGGTCATCACCATGGCCGACATTGCCGATGCGAATGGCCAGCCGCAGCGCACCTTCGTCTGCCAGACGCTGAACCCCTGGAACTACCCCGCCAAGGATCGTTCGGGGCGTTTGGCCATGGTCGAGGAACCCCACCTCGGGCGGCTGATGGCCAAGATCCAGAGCCCGATCCGACCGGCACTTGAACGCCTGAGCTATCCGGCCGTCGCCTCGGCCGCCCCTGCCGGATTGTCGGCAGAAATCACCCCTTCCACCAACTCGAACTGAAAGGATCCAAGCCATGTCCGGTATCTGGAACGACTTCAACTCCGCCCAATCCAACTCCAACGTCATCCCCAAGGGCACGCTGGCCAAAGTGCGCGTGACCATCCGCCCCGGCGGCTTCGATGATCCGTCGCAGGGTTGGACTGGCGGTTTCGCCAAGCGCGCCGCAACCGGTGCGGTCTATCTCGACGCCGAATACACGGTGGTCGACGGGCCCTATGCGCGCCGCAAGATCTGGTCGCTGATCGGCCTCTACAGCCCCAAGGGTCCGGATTGGGCCAACATGGGCCGCAGCCTGATCCGCGGCATCCTGAACTCGGCGCGCGGGATTTCCGACAAGGACAACTCGCCCGAAGCACAGGCGCGCAGACGCATCAACGGCTTCGGAGATCTGGACGGGCTGGAATTCGTGGCCCGGATCGACATCGGCCAGGACACCAACGGCGACGACAAGAACGAGGTGCGGGGCGCGGTCACCCCCGACCACCGCGACTATGCCGCCCTGATGGGGACGGCCGCCTTCCCGATCGGCAACTCCGCCCCGCAGGGTTATGCTCCGCAGCAGACTGCCGCCGCCACCCGTACCAGCCAGCCCGCCTCCGCCCCCGGCAATGCCGGTCGGCCGAGCTGGGCCCAGTAAGGGGGGATCGGCCATGCGTCTACGCCCACGGCAGAAGACCTTCGTCGAGCGCAGTGTGGCTGCGCTCGCCTCCCGCGGCAACACGCTGGGCGTGGCACCCACTGGCGCGGGCAAGACCATCATGCTGTCAGCGGTCACCGGCGAAATGATCGGCGACGGTGCCAAGGCCTGCGTGCTGGCCCACCGCGACGAACTGACCGCCCAGAACCGCGCCAAGTTCCAGCGGGTGGTGCCGGGGATTTCCACTTCGGTGATCGACGCCACCGAAAAGTCCTGGGGCGGTCAGGTCGCCTTCGCCATGGTGCCGACGTTGGCACGGACATCGAATCTCGCCGACATGCCGCGCCTTGACCTGCTGGTGATCGACGAGGCGCATCACGCGGTTGCCGACAGCTATCGCCGCATCATCGACCGGGTGCGCGAAGCCAATCCCGATGCCCGCATTTTCGGGGTTACCGCCACGCCGAACCGGGGTGACAAGAAGGGGCTGCGCGAGGTTTTCGACAACGTGGCCGACCAGGTGCGGCTGGGCGAGTTGATCGCCTCGGGCCATCTGGTGCCGCCCCGGACCTTCGTTATCGACGTAGGCGTGCAGGACGAATTGCGGTCGGTCCGCAAGACCCTGTCGGATTTCGACATGGCCGAAGTGGCGGGCATCATGGACCGTGCCCCCGTCACCGATGAGGTGATCCGCCACTGGAAGGAAAAGGCATGCGACCGCCAGACCGTCATCTTCTGCTCCACCGTCGCCCACGCCGAACACGTCACCGAAGCCTTCCGCGCGGCAGGGATCACGGCGGCGCTGATCCACGGCGATCTGGCGTCAGACACCCGCAAGGCCATCCTTGCCGACTATGCGGCGGGCAACATCCGCGTCATCGTCAATGTCGCGGTGCTGACTGAGGGCTGGGATCACCCGCCCACCTCCTGTGTCGTGTTGCTGCGCCCCAGTTCCTACAAGTCCACCATGATCCAGATGGTCGGGCGTGGCTTGCGCATCGTGGATCCGGAAGAACACCCCGGCATCGTGAAAACCGATTGCGTCGTGCTGGACTTCGGCACTTCCAGCCTGATCCACGGCACGCTGGAACAGGATGTCGATCTGGACGGCAAGACCGAGGCTGGTGCGGCCCCGACCAAGTCCTGCCCCGGTTGCGGCGCTGAAATCCCGCTGGCTGCAACCGAATGCCCGCTCTGTGGCGAGGTTTTCCCGCGGGAGGACGAAGACGGTGGAGACGGCGGTGGCACGGTCCCGCTGTCGGGTTTCATCATGACCGAGATCGACCTGCTGAAACGGTCCAGCTTCGCCTGGGTCGACCTTTTCGGCACCGACGACGCGATGATGGCCACCGGCTTCACGGCCTGGGGCGGCATCTTCTGGCTGGACGGGGTCTGGTACGCCGTGGGCGGCGGCAAGGGCGAACGCCCGCACCTGCTGGGTGTCGGCGAACGCACCGTCTGCCTCGCGCAGGCTGATGACTGGCTGAACACCCACGAAACCGACGAAAGCGCCTTCAAGACGCGTTCCTGGCTGCGCCAGCCGCCGACCGAGAAGCAGCTGCAATACTTGGCCCCCGAGTGCCGCCATGACTTCGGCCTGACGCGCTACCGCGCCTCCGCGCTGATGACCTTCGGCTTCAACAAGCGCGCCATCCGCCAGTTGATCGACAGCGCGGCCAGCCCCGAACGGAGGGCGGCATGACCCATGACATCCATCACCATCATCACGGCCGAGGACCGGCGGCGGCTTTGGCATCCGCGTGGAACGCTCTGTGCTGTCTGCCGGCAACCCAGCCGTGGCTTTGGCTGGTTCGATCCGCACCGCTCGAAGCGGCCCCGGCCATCGGTCTGGTTCTGCTCGATGTCCTGCCAAGGCTACTGGACGCGTTTGGCGCGGGAGCGTGTGGCCATGGTTGACCTGACCGATGAAGAGCGCGCGGCCATCGCCGCTACCATGAAGCGCGTCGCCTTGCTGATGGACGAGATCGGCTGGGCCACCCCTCTGGGTGGTCTGACCGAGGCGCAAGTGCGTGCCCTGATCGAGGAGTCCGTCGAGGGCTTCCGCGAGGCCATGTCCGACATCGCCAAAGCCAATGCGCCAGAGGTGCCGTTTTGACACTGGATTTCAACCACCGCCCCAGCTTCGCTGACCAGGTCAATGCCACCGTCGATCAGGCCCTGACCGCCGATCAGGCGACGCGCACACCCCGTGACTATCTTGGTGGATCCCGCCTCGGCCATGCCTGCGAGCGCGCCCTTCAGTTCGAGTTCACGGTGACGCAGAAGGACGAGGGCCAGGATTTCAGCGGCCAATCGCTGCGGATCTTCGCCATCGGCCACGCGCTCGAGGATCTGGCCGTTGCTTGGCTGCGCGGCGCCGGGTTCGATCTCTACACCCGCAAGGGCAACCGGCCCGATGGCGGCCAGTTCGGGTTCTCCGTCGCCGGCGGGCGCATCCGCGGTCATGTCGACGGCATCATCGCGGCCGGGCCCGAGGACTTCGGTCTGGCCGTTCCGGCCCTCTGGGAATGCAAGACGATGAACGCGAAGAACTGGCGCGCCTGCGTCAAGGACGGCGTCACGAAATCCAAACCCGTCTATGCCGCGCAAATCGCCGTTTATCAGGCCTACATGGAAGCCAGCGTACCCGGCATCAGCGCCGCGCCCGCCGTGTTCACTGCGATCAACAAGGACACGGCTGAGATGCACCACGAGCTGGTGCCCTTCGATGCCGATCTTGCGCAGCGCATGTCGGATCGCGGGGTGCGGATCCTGCAAGCGACCGATGCGGGCGAATTGCTCCCGCGCATTGCCGCCAGTGCCGATTTCTTCGAATGCCGCTTCTGCCCTTGGGCGGCACGTTGCTGGAGCCTCGCGCCTTGACCAGCGACATCGTGCACTTCAACCCTTGGACGGACTTCAACGACGGGCCGCCGACCGCTACCCCGTCCGGCTGTGATCCCGACCCGGATCAGATCGCCAACTTCCTCGATGTCGTCTTTAGCTGGTGCGAGGGGTTGATCCCACTGCGCGGCTTTGTCGACAAGGGTCAGGGCCGGGACGGCAAGCCCCACAACATCTGGATCGCGGCCGATGGTACCGCCCGCGAAAAGCTCGCGACCTTTGCCGCATGGGCGAACCGCGAGGGTGCCGCAGTCTATGTCATCCCCGGCACGGTCGCTGAACAAGGTCAGGCCCGCGCCGCCGAAGTGCTGCAGATGCAGGCCCTCGTGGTTGATCTGGATGCGGGCGACATCCCGGCCAAGCTGGATCACATCGTCAGCCACCTCGGCACGCCCACCCTGATCGTGGAAAGCGGCGGTCGCACGCCCGAGGGCGCTGCCAAGCTGCATGTCTGGTGGAAACTGACCGAACCCGCTGAGGGAGAGGATCTTGCCAGCCTCTGCCGATTGCGCGGCGATATCGCCATCAAGGTCGGCGGCGACACCCATTTCCGATCAGCACACCAGCCGATCCGTGTCGCTGGCACGGTCTATCACAAGCACGGCCATCAGCGGCTGGTGCAGATCCGCGACCAGAACCCGGTCGAAGTCGATCTCTCAGATTTCGCCGAACGGGTGGCCGACATGCCGCCTTTGCCGGGCGTTGGCATGACCAGCGCGCCGCTGTCCACCGTCAAACCGGGCGTCGATGCCGTGCTGACCACCCCAGTGCGCGAAGGCGCGGTGGATGACTGGTCGCGGTTTCAGGGGGCGAGCGCCGCCATCGGGCATTACATCCGCCTGGTCCACGATGGCCGCATTGACCCTGCCGAAGGCTGGGAGGCGATCTGCGGCTACAACGCTGCCATGCTGCGCCCCGAATGGCCGCTCGATCGGCTTCAGGCCGAGGCCGAACGCCTCTGGGCACTGCATGTGAAGCGCAACGGCCCGCCGCTCATTCGCGCGGCACGCATCAACGCCCCCGCCAGCCCGCTGCCAACCTTCAGTCTTGGCGCACTGCTCGATGATCGCAGCCCGATGCCCGATGACATCATCGCGCCGCGCGTCCTGACGCCGGGCGGGCTGCTGGTGTTGGGCGGAGCGCCCAAGGTCGGCAAGAGCGACTTCCTGATCTCGTGGCTTGTCAACATGGCCGCGGGGGTGCCGTTCCTCGGCTTCACACCACCCCGGCCGCTGCGCGTGTTCTATCTGCAGGCGGAGATCCAGTATCACTACCTGCGCGAGCGGATGCAGCAGATCAGCCTGTCACCCGGGGTGATCGCCGCCGCGCGCGACACCTTCATCGCCACCCCAAAGCTGAAACTGCTGCTGGATGCCGACGGTGTTACCCGCATCGTCGAGGCCATCCGGGCCGCATTCCCGGATGCACCGCCCGACGTCATCGTCATCGATCCGATCCGCAACCTCTTCGATGGCGGCCCGGATGGCGGCGGCGAAAACGACAACACCGCCATGATGTTCTTCCTGAAGGACCGGGTCGAGGTTCTGCGCGAAGCGGTCAATCCGGACGCGGGCGTCATCCTCGCCCACCACACACGCAAGGCCGCCAAACACCAGGTCAAGGACGACCCCTTCCTCGCCCTCTCCGGCGCCAGCGCGCTGCGGGGCTTTTACACCTCGGGTCTTCTCATGCACCGGCCCGACGAGGACAGCACCCAGCGCCGCTTGGAAATCGAGCTGCGCAACGGCCCCGCACTGCCGGGCAAGCTGATCGACAAGGTGGCGGGTCGCTGGGTCGAACTGAACCCAATGAACGAGCGGCTGGTTCGCAAGGAAGTCGGGGCCAAGTTCGACGCCGAACGACTGCGCAAGCACGATGTCATCCTTGGCATGCTCCTCGATGAGGCGGCGGGCGAACGGCTCTACACCGCCATGCAGTTCGCCGAGACCTTCGAGAACCGGGGTGGTCTGGGCAGCAAACACACCATTCGCGAGCGCCTCTCTGTGCTCGCCACCAAGGGCTTCGTGAAGTTCCTGCGCGACCCTTCGGGCTTTGGTTTCCCCGTTACCCGGTCACGGTTCGGCTATCTCTGCGTCGAAGGCATGCAGTTCGGTTTGCCGGTCGAGGAGGTCGATCCGGCCACTGGCGAGGTCACTACGGCCGCCCGTCCGGTCCTGCCCAGCCACTTCAAATGCCCCCAGTCCGGGCTCAGCCTTCAGGTCGAAAACCCTGCTGTCTGGGTCTACCAGGACGGGCCGGAAGACGACCTAACTCATATGAGTGAGGCCTGACTCATATGACAGCGCCAACTGTGCACTCAATGAAATCAACGGGTTACGCGCAAATAAGAGTTAGGTCCCCAACTCCTGCCCGAAGACTTCATGAAGTCATATTCCCCAACAAAATCAACGCGTTGACTCGGCTCGAACAGTTAGGTGCTGAACCCCCATACTACGTATGGGATGGCCCCACCCTCGGGTGGGCCACTCATCCCATGCGTAAGGGCCTGGCGCGCGGGCCGCCCTGTTGCGTTCCCCATCCCCGATCCGACGACGGCGGCCCGTACCGCCAAGCACATGACCGCCGTCGTCTTCCACCAGGACCAGCCCCCCCAAGACAGGAGACCATCATGGCTGCGACGACTCTGATCCCCAAATCCGACAGCGCAAGGTTTGAATTGCTGCCCGTCACCAGTTCAAGCCACCGCTGCATCCTCGCCCTCGATCTGGGCACCACGACCGGCTGGGCCCTGCGCGGCCACGACGGACTGATCACCAGCGGCACGGCGAGCTTCCGTCCCGGCCGCTTCGACGGGGGCGGCATGCGCTATCTGCGCTTTACCAACTGGCTGGGTGAACTGGACCGTCTGTCCGGTCCCATCGCCGCCATCTGGTTCGAAGAGGTTCGCCGCCACGCGGGCACCGACGCAAGCCACATCTACGGCGGGCTCATGGCCACGCTGACCGCTTGGGCCGAACTGCGGGGCGTACCTTACGAGGGTGTGCCTGTCGGGACCATCAAACGCCACGCGACCGGCAAGGGCAATGCCGACAAGGACGCGATGATCGCCGCTGCCCGCGCCCGTGGCTTCAACCCCGCCGACGACAACGAGGCTGATGCCCTCGCGCTTCTGCTCTGGGCCATCGCAACGAATGGGGGTGTCGCATGAGGTGGCATCCCCACGGCTACGGCGGCCAGCGTCGCGACCCCGATCAGGTCAAGCGCGAGGGCTGGCACGAACAGGGTGTGCTGGCGGTGTCGGCCGACGATCAGCGGCTGACCTGGCCGGAACGCGAACTGGTCCGTCAGCTTGGCGAGAAGCTCTACGGGCGTCGCCCGATGGGAAAGGAGGTCCGGCATGGCTGACCGCATCTGGACGGCGGAGTGCGTGGCCGATCATTTCGAGGAAGCATTCCGCACCCTGCGCAAACTGCCCCCGGTCAAGGCGCAGGGGTTCTTCAACGCCTGGCCACAGATCGTTCGCACCAGCCGCGAGATCGCCGCGATGGAGCCCGAGCCCATGCGGGTCTGGCCATCGGCCGCAGCCATCACCCGTCTGGAGCAGACATCGGACTGGGTGCTGTGGATCGAGGAGGCCGAACGCAAGCTGGTCTGGTCGCGCGCCGCCCGCGTGCCGTGGAAACAGATCAGCGGCGAGATGGGCTGCGACCGCACCACCGCATGGCGACGCTGGCAGCTGGCGCTGACCAAGATTGCGGCGCGACTGAATGCGTGAGCGACTCCAATGTGTTGCAACACTTTTCCCTTCGACATCTGCAACATGTTCGTGCTATTCCGAAGGCAAGATGGGGAGAGTGCGCCGAAAGGTTCGCTCTCCTCTTTGCTTTTGGGCGGATGCGGCTGGATTTCGGTTTGGTTTCCGGGGTCCAGGCGGGGTCCAATCGGCATCCTCCCCGCTAACCCACTGATTTCTGGTTCCTTCCTGGCTATATTCGTATGCTGGCGGGCGAAGCGCGGCACATCGTCAGCGACTGGCCTCGATTTTTGGGAAGCCACCCGCTCGGGAAGCCACGCGAAAACGGCTGAGATAGCACAATAAAACAGGCACTTGGCTGCTGGACTCCGGGGTGGATACCGCCGGACTCCTGCGGCCGGTGAAATCCGACGTGGATTCTACATCCGGAGTCCAGCCCGGAAGCCAGACCATCCTTCAACAGGACGCCCCATATGACCCTCAGCTTCGCCCCGGAGCGCATCGAGCAATGGCCGCTCGCGCGCTTGCAGCCTTATGCACGCAATGCGAAGGCGCATGGCGCAGACCAGGTCGCGAAGATCGCCGCCAGCATGGCCGAGTTCGGTTGGACCGTGCCTTGCCTCGTGGCCGAGGACGGTGAACTGATCGCTGGCCATGGGCGGGTGCTGGCCGCGACGCAGCTGGGGCTGCTTGAGGCGCCGGTGATAGTGCTGGGGCACCTGACCGAGGCGCAGCGCCGGGCCTATCGCATCGCCGACAATAAATTGACGGGATGA